TTAATTCTTTCATTTATTTTTTAAAATTTTATTAAAAAAATTAAAACATTATTTTACCATTTCCTATCATTTGTGGTGCATCATTTCCTGTAAATGGGTATAATAACATTGCTTTATAAAATGCATCTGTTATATTTATAGGATTTTCAATCATCAATGTCCTATTTAAAAATACATATGTCCATGCACCTTGATAAATTTGAGGAACATCATAACCATACCCTAAAATATTACAAGTTGAAAGTGCTACACATTGACCTTTATTTTGATCAATATTTTGAACATTATCTAAAAATCCTCCTGAAGAACATGCATCAAAAAATAATATTAATTTAGCACCTTTAGAAACAACATCTTTTAAATCGGATTCCATTTCTATATCTGTATATTGACCATTAGGACCATTTGCACAATCTATCATACATAAAAATGATAAAGTTTTACTATCATATCTTGAACCATGCCCAGAATTTATAATACATAAAGTATCATCTTTATTTAATATTTTAACAATATATTGAATACCAGATCTAACATTTTGTTCAGTTGCTAAATCCGTAATTATATAATTTCCAAAATATGTTCCTTTTGGTGTATCACCATATAATAAAATTTCATATCCTTTATTTTTTAAATAATTACACCATTGAATTGCATCATTTCGACATCCTTGTAAATCACTTATAAATTTATAATCATTAATACCAATTACTACTGCATATTTTTTTGGTTTTATTACATTTGTTAAATCATTTAAAATAATATTTGCAGTGGTTTCAGTATTTATTGAAGAATTTACTGCATTATTTATTGGAGATGTTTCAGTATTTATTGTAGAATTTACTGTATTATTTATTGCAGAATTTATTGTAGAATTTGTTGTAGAATTTACTGTATTATTTATTGTAGAATTTACTGTATTATTTATTGCAGAATTTATTGTATAATTTGTTGTAGAATTTACTGTATTATTTACTGTATTATTTATTGCAGAATTTGTTGTAGAATTTACTGTATTATTTATTGCAGAATTTATTGTAGAATTTGTTGTAGTATTTATTGTAGAATTTACTGTATTATTTATTGTAGAATTTGTTGTGGTATTTGTTGTAGAATTATTTAAAGGTGCAACTATTAAATTTAAATTTAATGTATGTAAATTTGAAATTTTTAAATTAAATTGAAATGGAATTACTAATTTTTTTTCGGAATATATCCATTTAATATAATAATTTCCTTTTTCAATAAAAAATGAGTCATTACGTTTTGTTGAATTTAGATGAAGTGTATAAAATCTATCACCATTGTTTGGTTTTAAATTGTTATTAAAAAATTTAGTTATTATCACATAAACAATTCCTTTCATATTTTTTTTAAGATTTTCATTAATATTTATATTTGCTTGAAAATTTATTTTTGTTTTTTGTTTTATTGAAAAATTATAAAAAAGTATTTTATTAGAGTCAATTTGATTTAAAGTATTTTTATTAATTCCTTTTATATAATTTATATTTTTTTTATTTTGAAGAATTGTTTCAATCATATTATTTTTTTTAAAAAAAATATCAAATATTTCTTGATTATTTTGAGACATTTTAAAATATATTCTAAAATATATCAACATTTATTAAAAAATTGATAGTATTTTTATTATCATTTTGATGATTTAACATCAATCGCATTCAATCTAAGTAAATAAAAAATTTGCTAACTAATGGATTTTAATCCAATGCTCCTTACTTCGGAGCAAATTTTCCGGATTATTTCGGATAATGTCTCATCCTCATGGAAAGTTATGTGGGAGAAAGCAAAAAAATGTTCCACAAAATTTTGGGAAACGTCATTTGATTCTCCTTACAAATGTTCTTGTTCTCATTCCGATAAGTTGTGTTTCTTGTGTGAAAGGAGAAAAATTTCTTTTTCCTTGAAAACAGATTACATTCTTCTTGCGGATCTTTTGGAAAAATTTGATGAGCTCAAGAGACAAGAATATCTTAAAAGACAAAAACGTTTGGAACGAGAATTTATAAAAGTTCGTCTGGAAGAGGATGAAGTTTGTATAAAGCTTCATACATTTGTTGAATCAGATATCAATATATGTTTTGTTTCTAATTGTGAGTGTCTTGAAAATATTTCTTTCTTTGATGGGATTGCCTTTTGCAAGAATCATCATATTTTGGGCGAAATTCATAGAACAAGACATGAAAATCATTCCGCACGACTCATCACTATACTTTTAACGGCAGATTTCACACATTTTGACCATATTTCTGCATTCTTGAGAGGAACAAGTGAAAAAAACACCATATTTAGTGCTTTACCATCAGTATTAAGAGACAATATTTTTTGTTTCTTCGCATTGAAATCCGAGCATGAAGAAAAAAGGGAACTCTTGCAAAAAGAGATTCATAAAAAATACATCATCGTGCCAAAATCCGAAACCATAAAAGTCCGAACAAGAACATCAAAAGGAAATAGAGAATCTATTATTCTCAAAACATTTCAAAAGAACAAAGAAAATAAAAGTTCTTTTCCTGTATCTGATTCTTTTCATATATCTGATTCTTTTCATATATCTGATTCTTTTCCTATATCTGATTCTTTTCCTATATCTGATTCATGGTAATCTTTTGATTATTTTATTCTGATTCTATATAAATATGCATTGAAAATTGTTTTTCAATAAAAAAAAAATAATTTTAAATATTTTGCGATTTTTTAAATTCTATTCATTGTTTTTTTATATATTTTAGAAGAAATGCCAATCATGTAAGAAATATTAATATACTTTTTATTTTTAAAAAATTATATGTAAATTATTTTAATAATTTTTTGATTTAAAAATGAAAATTATTTTTAGAAAATTAGATGAAATTTCCTAAATATGTTTTGTATGTTTTTAAATATTTTATAAATTTTATTATTCATCATTTTCAT